TACCCCAGCGGTCACACACAGGGCACGCATCCCCCTCGCCTTCGATGACACCCCTCCAGATGTCCCGCGCTTGATCTAGGGTAGCACCCTCGTATAGATTGGCGTAGCTAAGTTCTTCGCCGTCATTGTCTTCAATCATTTCAATCATTTTCTTCTCTCTTTCTGTTTAAAAATATAGCATCAGCAGGGTTGCTTATCCGTTCACGCGATCTCCTGCCAGTGTTTTCAGGTTTTGGGCAGTTCTCAGGCACGTCGACGACGACCCAAATTGCTGCCAATGTGTTTTGGAAGGTTGACTTCTCCCACCGATCGATGTACACACCAAAGACACTCTCCAATGATTTGTTGACAGAACGAACGTCTATGCCAGTGAACTTGGCCATATCGCTTGCCTTCAAACCATCGGGGTGTCTCTTGAGCAGTTCACGAATGATGTTGTGATTGCTTTTCACGTCTTCATGTCCCTCACATAGCGTGCAAAGCTGTCGGCTGTGTCACCAAAGGCAATGCGCATAGCCTCAAATTCCAGCGCCACTTCTTCAAGCACAGCGTTACGCACCATAGGGTCTGGCTTGATGTGCACTGTAGGCTTTCCAAAGATGTTGTCGAAGTCGTCTTTGTTGAAAAGTGTATCTTTCATTTTTGCCTCTCTTTCAGCATTGCGTCTGCCAGTTTGTATGCAACGCTTGCAGCAAACGCGGCATCTTCATCGTCGTCCCAGTACCATTCTTTACCAAGCTCCCTGCTGTAGTGGTTTATGTTTATCTTCACTGCAGTAGACAATGCCTTGGCCGCAAAGTAGTCACGTATGCTAATGCCAAAATTGCCTTCGTCTGGAAACGCTTGGTGCATTAAATCTTCTCTCATATTAACCTCCAAACATCTTCTTCAAGTAGTCGTACAACTCACGCGCTTGGAACACCGTCATATCTTTTAAGATATCTTCGGGCGTCTTGACGCGCACGAGGGAGACCAAGCGTTTGTTTACGTCCACACGCGCAGTACCCATGGCATAGGCAGCAGCATCAAGCGCATCTTGGCTAGTCATAGGTGTGTTCTCCAGCTTCTCTCGTAGCAACGCACCGATGCCTGTCACGGCCTTCTTTTCGTACTTGCGCTTAGGTACGTCCACTGGCTTAGCCACTACCTTGACTTCTTTCTTCTTGGCCTTGAGTGGGCGGTACTCAGGCACGATGGTGATGTACCTACCCCTGTCGTCTCTCTCAGCCAAGCCCTGCACAGCGAACTGCGCTATGAGCGATGACACAGAGCTTGGTTTGTACCCGAGTTTTTCCATGTCGGCACATATCTCTGCGTTGGTCAGGTTCGGGTTCTCCTTCACAAATTCGAACGTGGCGCGGGTCACGTTGTTGGTAACGTCAAAGAAGCGTTTACCTTTGTGGTGTGTGTTTGTTTGTGTGGTTTGCATATCGTCTTTCTCCCAGTCGTTGATTGTGGTTTTGAGTGCGTTAGATAACGCGGTTTGCATATCAGGCATTTGTGAATCCCTCCAATAAAATAATGCCAATGATGATGGTGGCGATGAACACCAGTGATTGAATGCACGCAAGTGCATCCTCGGACATGCCCTGTCTTTCCCCAAGCAAAATGCACTGTATCCAATCAGATTCAGGCGTAGTTTGGGGTGGTGGGGGCGTGTAAATTAGGCCAATCTTGACCTTGCCCGTGTCGTACGGGGTGTGTTTTTGCATAGCTTTCTCCTTATTTTACCCATTATTTGTCTAGGCTTAGACAGAAGTCAAGGGGAATTCCCCTAGAAAAGAGGTTGTTGATAGTAGTCAGAAGGGTCTCCAGTATAAGAGGTCAAGGGCAAGCACCATGACCGCTAACAAAAGTATTACCCGCTCGAACTTCTCGTATGGTGTCAGCATGACTCAGCCCTCACTCGGTTTATTGCATCCTCTGCACGTTCGATGTCTTTGACCAAGTCATCTATCCATGCCCCATCATCGATGTAGTTATCAGCCGATTGCATAAGGTCAAACAGCGCTTCGCTCAGCAGGTCAATCTTTTCTTTGTCAGTCATTTAAATGTCTCCTTGATATATTGTTCAGCTTCGCGCTTGGTATCGAAGCCAAGGTAGTCGCCATTCTCGTCTATCCACTCATCGGTGGATAGGCCGTAGATCACCCATATGTCACCCGATCGTTCGGGCTTCCAACAGTTGCGGTCATTGAACCTTTCCATGTATAACTCGTGCACGATCTTCTTGCATGTCGTGTCGTACTCCCCTGTCAGGCGTGCTAACTCAGCGGGGTGATTGTCAGTAAGCAAACTACTGATCCAATCTTTGAGCTTGTCGTGTTGCTCAGCTTGATATGCTCGTTCATCTATTGAGCGTTGGTGTTCGGCCAGTAGGCCATCGTAGTAGCTATCTAATCCGTTCATTTCATTTCTCCTTGGTTATGCTTCACAGTGAATCGCATCGAACAGTGTGCAGAGCACAGTCGGTGCGTCGTAGGTGCGCGCCTGTATCAGCGCTTCTTGTAATAATTCGTCAGTCAGTAGCCTGCGGTTGAGGAACCGCAAAGCTAGGTCAGGTTGTTCGGGGTAAACCGCCTCGCTGATCTGCTCAAGCAGGAAGTCGTAGCTCCCCGCCATCGCGTCGTATAGGCCGTCGAGTAAGTCCTCGGTCTGCCAGTAGTCGTCGTCTTGCCATGTACCGAAGTACTTGCTATCGACTTGTTTGTTGTGTGTAGTGGCATCGCCATACACGCCGTAGTTAGACCACCATCCGGTGTTGTACTTGTATGTCTTGTACTCAGGCACAGTAGGGTCACGATCAGTAGGCAGGCTGTCCCACATCACCTTGAGCACTGCCTTGGATAGTGCCTCGAAGTGCACGATGTCTAGCTTCTCTTGGTCGCCATGCTCGTTGTAGTAGCCCACGCTGATGTTGGTGCACTCGGGGATGATGTCTGTGAACTCAGCAGTGTCGGTGTACACGCCAGTGTCATCGGGCGAGTACATCAACGTATCATCAAAGGCGTTGAGGTCATTGGCAAGCGCCTCACAGAACACATCGGATGCACAGCGACCCATACCCTGATGACTGATGATGCTGTCGATACCTCGCCTGTCAAACGCAATGGCTCTGTCGAACTGAGCAAGCAAGTCTGTGTGATGCGTAGCAATATGCTTAGCCCCGATACCCCCACACTCCTCGCCTTGAGAGAAGATGTAGTAGCCCTTGACCCCACTGTGCATCATGTGCATGAGCATGGCCACACCCGCACCATCGTCAGCACCGAGAGGAGCGCCGTCTGCATACCAGTGAGTCGCAGTCTTCCTGATCTTGTTAGCACCAACCTCTTTGTGTACTGTATCAACGTGAGCGATGAACAGTGTCTTACTGCCTGCGATGCGGTTGTCGATGTGTAGATTGCCTGCACCATCCACAGATGTGAATGACTTGAGTTCAGCAGGTAGTGCGTTGAATAGCCACTCAGTGAAGTCCGAGACGGCAGGGGTATTGTGCGGACGCTTGACAGACAACGCACGAGCTAGGGTTTTGTGTAGTATTGATTTCTTGTTCATGTTCATTCTCCTTGTGTTTCTAATATCTTGCAGGTTGCAAGGTAGGCGTGAGCGTTGGTTGTGGCCAGCCACATCAACTCGGTGCTAAGTATCAAGCGCATATCAATACGTACTCTGTCGAGGCCATGCGTTTGGATGTGTACGTGAGTCACATCACGATGAGCAAGCAGCTTGACGCCGTCATGCAATCTCTTGATGCTGAAACGTACGATGTCCGTCTGAATACTATAGTCCTCAATCATTGCCGCCTCACTCAGCATCTCCATCGTCAGCATCGTGGGCTCGGGCTTAGCTGGCTCAGTAGCATCGGGCTCGTCCTCGTCCTCGGCATCGTCCTTGTCAGCAGTCGCGTCAGCTATGTGCTGTGGTATGTAGTTGTCGTGGTAACGCTGACCCTCGTGCTCAGTCCACTCCTCGCAGTCATCGGTGTACCAGTTGCCTGACTCAGCACATTGCCAGCACCCGTCATCGACAAGCAAGAACTCATCGGTGTCCTCGGTACGGCAGATGCGCTCATCATCGATGTGATACCAAT